AAGGATCAGATGATTTATATGCTTTAAAGAGTGTTTGCTTTTCTGCATATTTTATTACTTCCTCAATTTGAAATTTAAACAAATTGGCTAGAAACTTTTTTAATTTAAGTTTTCCGTTCGTTCTGTGATTTTTTTGTATTCTTAAAAAATTAGCTATTAAAGTCTTTCCATGCTTTTCATAAGTTTCTTCGTTCCATCCTTTTGATGGATTGTATAACTTAGTCGCCAACTTCTTCACTTGCCCATCTTATAAATGTTAATCCTCCTAGTAAATCTAATATTAGTGCATCTACATTTTCATATGTATCGTCTTCTATTTTTTGCAGTTCTCTCTCGCCTATTCTATTTGCATTTGCGATTTTGCACATACTTTTGTAGCTAACATTTACTTTCCTAGCTAACACACTCGCTATTCCACGTAACTCAGGATATGAATATGCTCCTTTAAATACTTTTGAGTCGTCCCAATTAGGCTTATGTGAATCTAAATATGCTAAAGCTCTTTTTGCATTTTTTGACACATTTTTATTGTATACCTCTTCATTGAACTTCCACGATCTTGATTTTATAGATTTTACTTCTACTATTTTGCTTCCGCTTTCTCTTATTCTATTCGCTTGTCGTTCTGCCCATTTTTGCGCACGCATTCTATTTGACTTCCCTAAGTCTCCTCCCCATAGCAACCAAGCCACTTGACCTGCTGTAGGTCTGTCAGTTTCTCCATTTAAATATTCGTTTGCTCTTGGACTTGCTAAATCTGACTCATGCCTTAAAAACCAAGCACTCATTCTAATAACCTTAGAGTCACTAATTTCACCTCTTCCCATTAATCTTGCTTCTCTAATCGTCTTTGGAGTTAAGCCACTTCCTCCGTATTTTCCTCTAAGTTCTAATCCTCTTCTAGCATTTGCACTTACATAAGACGGAACAGATTCTACTTTCTCGCCATACACTTCATAAAGTGCTTTTTCTTCTTGCTCGTCTTCATCTATAATTTCTTCTTCCTCAACTACAGGCTTGCTTTCTACAGGCTTGACTTCTGATTGCTGTGGTATGCTTTCAATAGGTTCTATTCCTTCTGTTGATATGTTTTCTAAAGTAACTACAGAGGAATTAGAATAAAAATTATCATGGTCGGGATTGTTTGTTGCTTTTAGTCCGCATCTTACTCTTAATTCATTTAAAGACATTGCTCCGCAATCCACTAAAGGTTTATAATCTTTTACCAATTGCTCTACATCTAACAATCCATCTATTTGAAACTCTACTTCTAGATTTTCATTTTTTGTTTTAATCCATTCGTCAGGATCATTAATTCTTGCAAATATTAATTGAACTAGTGGCAAGCAAGTAAATCTTGTAAAATTTATATAATCTTGTCTTGCTGTTGCATAATTAGTTGCGTTTTCAAATCCTGCAATACTAGCAGGCACTCCATGTGCTAAGAATATTTCTCTTTCTGTTTTCTTTTCAAACTCAATAGATTCCTGCTCTTGTGGCGTCGTTCCTATTTTTAGAAAGTTCCACTTTCCTGTAAGCCACGCAATTCCTCCTGAGCCTCTTGTTTTTCCTATATATTTTCTTTCCCATGCTGATTTAGCTCTTTCCCATTCTGCTTCATCTCCTTCATATTCTTCTCTAACTAAAACGCCTGCGGGTATATTCCCCCTTTCTAATCCTTTTGTTCTTATCTTACCTTGATTTAAGAAGTCTTGAAATAATACTTCAGATGCTTCTATGTCTCCTATGCCTAATACAGGATCAGACGGATTAGGTTTTTTAAAATGTATGATTTGCTCAGGTTTATAATATGTTGTATTTCCATTTCTTGTATATTCGTATGTTCCAATTTTTTTCTTTGGGTCAGGAATAATTTTAATATACTGAGGATATAAAGGAATTAGCTCAAATTCTCCACCTAGTGTTTTTCTTTCCTTATACCAATAGGCATTACCTGTCATTTTTATCTGCATTGCAGTTATGTACAGCAATTCTCTAAAAGTTTCGTGCGTGTTTGGATGAGTTAGTGATCTTTGTATTTCTTTGTCTACTTTTGGATTTCCGTTCTTATCAACTAATCCATAGCTTACATTTGATACTACACTAGCAACCATATCGCACGCTCTATATGATGCCCATATTTTTCCTAGAACTGCATCAAAATAACTATCGTAGTCTGATATTTTATCAATCTTTACACCTGCTAATCGTTCGAGATGTTCAAAGATTTTTTTATTTTCTTCTGCATCAAATCCTCCAAATTTTTGAGGCATACTTCCTTTTTTTGTAAACGCAGATTTAATGTCACTAAATATACTCATGACTTAATATTAACAAAATTTTTTTTAAATGCGAGTTGTTTGCCACTCTGTAAAAGAATTACATTTTTTTAAAAAAGGATAAAAATCTATAACATGACCATTTTCTGATTTTATTTCTTTGCAATGTTTTGGTGTTACTGACTTCCTTCCTTCTTTGCTTGCTCTTTCAATATCTTGCAAGGTTACCCAATAGAATTTTCCACAATCCCAAATGATGCCACATATTGCACCAAATGATTCAAATTGCTTTAAGTCATCTATTTGTTTTTGCCTAAGTCCGCTTTTACCAAAAGGCAATCTTGCTTCTTTAGTGCTTTTCGCTTCGATGCATACGATGCGTCCTTGTTTTGTGCATCCAATGAAATCAGCAAAGGGATTTGGCAGTAATGTGTGTATTGTTCTGCCTTTAACAACACGAGAAAAACTTGGAGGATCAACCTTTCTTAAAAGAAGTTTATTTTTATGCTCGTACTTTTTAGCTTCTATTTCAATCCACTTTTCTAAATTTTTTCCTGTGTTCTTCATGGGAACAAAATTCCCATTTTTTAGAACACAAGACAAACATATTATTTTTCTATGATTTGAGTGATTACTAAAGTAGCATCTCCCCAATTTGCAAAGCCCTTTGTCAAAGTTACTTCACTTTGTTGGCTACGTGCAATCTTGTTGATTAAAAGACGTGCTTCGTTTTTAGAAGGAGCTTCTACTTCAATAACATTTTGAATCATGTTGGTCATTACGTGACGATTTAATGCTACGCTGAAAAGAGAAACTTTTTTGTAAGGGTCTTCTCCTATTGAAGATACGTTTACGATGCCTTTAAATGTTTTGGTGTGTGTTGTGTTGTTCATGGTTATAATAAAACCACAAACTTATATATTTGTCAATACCTTTTAAGAAAAAAGTTTTATATTTTTTTAGAAATATTGGAAAACCCTAGTGTTTATGAGGGTTGTGGCTTGTAAAAAAAATAAAAAAAAAGTTATTTTTATTGTCTCCATTCTTTTTTTAAAAGATTTATAACATATCTACTGATAGACATTTCACTTTCTTGGGACTTTTCTCTGATCTTATCTTTCATCCACTTAGGCAAATGGCAACTTAACTGACATCCTTTTTTTCCTTTGTATGATAGCTTTTCACCTTCTGCATAATCTTTGCTTTTGTATCTCTTCACTTCTTGTGATCTTCAGATAATATTTTAGGAACTGCATTATTCCATAGTATTCTATGATGGATTCTTGGATGAGAAAATCCAATCATACTTATTTTTACACATGACGGATTATACATTACGCTAAAAAATGATTTCACATAAGTGCCATAACTCTTATATAAATCAGTCAAGCCACCCTCTTCCTGCTGTGTTCCCATTTGATCAACTGCTACTTGAGGAATTGTAAAAAATAAATGTCCTTTGCCACCAAGATTTACATAAGTCGTGACATCTTCGTTCATTCTGCCCATAAATTTGAATGGTCTTTTTGTACTACATAAAAAACTATTCATTGCCTTACGCCGAAGCGTTTTTTGCTTTCCCATTGCTGATTTTTCGCCTCCTATAAAATCACCACCTTGCGCTAATGCTATTGTAGTAATTTGCTTTGAGCTTTGCATTAGATTTATCATACTTTTAAAAACTTTATCTAATGTTCTGCAATTTTTCTTAGTGCAGTAATTATCAAACTCATCAAAACGATATCTAAAACCATCGTAGTCATCGCACATAATCATATAATAATCTAACTTTTTTTCTTTAGCTAAATCATGAATTTTATTAGATGAATACAATGTACTCCTTAAGTCGCCTGAGTTGTCGCCTGCATCTAATCCTTTTCTAGCAAGTTCTTTATCAAAAACTAGTAAATCATCGCCATATCTTTCCTTATATTCATCTATGGTTTCATCTAAGTTGTCACCTACTAGGTAAATCTTACCTGTGTAACCATTATTTTTTAAAGTTCTATAAGTCCAATCTTTTTTTGGTCTTCCATGAACCATTATAAATATAGCAAACTTTTTACTCATTTTTAAAATAGTTCCTCATGTCTTCCGAAAATGCACTAAATCCTTTTTCTATCGCTTTCTCAAAGTCTATAATAACTAATGCAGAATTTTCCATATGCTCTTGCGCTTCCTTTTCTTGATGTGCGTAGTATTCAGCTATTTTTTCATAATTAAATACTATATGCCTTGAAGCACTTAATTTTAAAAATTCTTTTTGTTCTTCTGTTAGATTACTTTTTTCTATTTCTTTAAGCAAAGACTTGTATTTTTCCAAATCAAACAACTCTTCTATATTTGGATTTTCTCCTTTAATTTCATAATTTGGTGCTTTTATTTTTTTTGAGTACTCCATGCCTTGCACATTTTCCTCTTCCTTCTC